CTATTCGCCTAGCGTACCTTTAAAACAAAATGCATTAGTCCCCCAATCTATCTCCGGCAGTGTGGTGTCGGCGGCGAACAAGCCGAATACGGAAGAACCCGAACCGCTCATGGAGGCATAGATTGCTCCCTGGTGATAGAGCTCTTCTTTTATTTCTCCGATAACGGGGTATTGCGGGAAGACACTCGCTTCGAAGTCATTGATTAATGTATCTTTCCACTCTGCGACCGGACGACGGATAACCTCTCTGACCGGATATTCGGGACGGTGGGGGCGGATATTGGCGAAGGCTTCCCGGGTGGATACGAAAACATCCGGCTTCACAATCATAATCCGGTAACCTTTCAGGGATAACTCTATCGGGGAGAAGATATTTCCGATACCTTCGGCGTAAGTCGGTGTGTTTTTGATGAAGAAGGCACAGTCGGCTCCCAGGGTAGCGGCGTAGTCCTCCAGTTGGTTGTCGGACAATTGGAGGTTGTAATGTTCATTGAGCAACTTCAACATAAAGGCGGCATCCGACGAACCGCCTCCCAGTCCGGCTCCTGAAGGGATATGTTTGTACAGATGAATCTCGACAGGAGGCAGGTGAAATTCCTTGTCTAATAACAAATAAGCTTTTACTACCAGATTATTTTCCGGATTGCCGGCTATTTCCATTCCGTGCTGGTGGAGCGTGAATTTCTGTTGGGCTTCGGGATTGGTTCTGATTTCCAAAGCGTCTTCGAGAGCGACGGGATAGAAAACAGTTTCCAGATTATGGTATCCGTCAGGACGTTTTTCCGTAATGGACAGCCCCAGGTTTATTTTGATATTCGGGAAAGTAATCATGGTGTTATTTATTTTTTATGCTACGATTATGTATTCGGGGGCAAAGTTACTAAAATCTTCATTTTTCCTTATTCATTCTTCATTATTATATTTTATCTTTGTCGTCCCGATTGAAAGAGGGCCTGTCGGAAAAGACCGCCCCAATCGAATCGTAAAATGATAAATCGTAAAAACAGAAACAATCCTAATGGCCGAACAGAAAAGAAATACCCGTAACACAAAGTCTGCTAAAGTACAACCGGTGAATGATTATGGTCGTATCCAACCGCAGGCACCTGAGTTGGAAGAAGCTGTATTGGGAGCTTTGATGATTGAGAAAGACGCTTATTCGTTAGTGAGTGAGATCCTTCGTCCTGAATCTTTTTATGAACATCGACATCAGTTAATCTATTCCGCTATAACCGACCTGGCTGTCAATCAGAAACCGGTGGATATCCTGACGGTGAAAGAACAGCTCAGTAAACGCGGGGAACTGGAAGAAGTGGGAGGTCCTTTCTATATCACCCAGCTGAGCAGTAAGGTGGCTTCTTCGGCACATATTGAGTATCATGCGCGTATCATTGCGCAGAAGTCACTGGCACGCGAACTGATTACGTTTACAAGTAATATTCAAAGCAAGGCTTTTGATGAAACGCTGGATGTGGACGACTTGATGCAGGAAGCGGAAGGCAAGCTGTTTGAGATCTCGCAGCAGAACATGAAGAAGGATTACACGCAGATTAATCCGGTCATTGACGAAGCCTACAAACTGATTCAGAAGGCTGCGGCACGAACCGACGGTTTGAGTGGCCTTGAGAGTGGTTTTACGAAACTGGACAAGATGACTTCCGGCTGGCAGAATTCGGACCTTATTATTATTGCCGCCCGTCCCGCCATGGGTAAGACGGCTTTCGTGCTTTCCATGGCCAAGAATATCGCTGTGGACTTCCGGAATCCGGTAGCACTGTTCTCTCTTGAAATGAGTAATGTCCAGCTGGTCAACCGTTTGATATCGAATGTTTGTGAAATCGAGAGCGGAAAGATTAAGAGCGGGCAGTTGGCCGGACACGAATGGCAGCAGTTGGACTATAAACTGAAAAACCTGCTGGATGCACCGCTTTATGTGGATGACACTCCTTCTCTTTCGGTTTTCGAGCTCCGGACAAAGGCGCGCCGTCTGGTGCGTGAACACGGGGTGAAAATCATTATTATCGACTACCTTCAGCTGATGAACGCGAGTGGTATGGCATTCGGCAGCCGTCAGGAAGAGGTGAGTACGATCTCCCGTTCGTTGAAAGGATTGGCGAAAGAGTTGAATATTCCGATCATCGCACTGTCACAGTTGAATCGTGGAGTGGAGAGCCGTGAAGGTATCGACGGAAAACGTCCCCAGTTGAGTGACCTTCGTGAATCGGGAGCCATTGAACAGGATGCGGATATGGTGTGCTTTATTCACCGTCCGGAATATTACAAGATTTATCAGGACGATCGTGGTAACGACCTCCGTGGTATGGCAGAAATCGTGATTGCCAAGCATCGTAACGGTGCGGTAGGCGAGGTGCTGCTCCGGTTCAAGGGTGAGTTTACCCGTTTCTCGAATCCGGAGGACGATATGGTTATTCCGATGCCGGGCGAGACTGTCGGGCCTATGCTGGGGTCGAAGATGAATCGCGATAGTGTTGGTTCTGTCCCTCCGCCGCCGGCACCCGATTTTGAGCCGCAGTCGGGGAATCCGTTTGCGACACCGATAGGAGGAGACGGGCCGTTGCCTTTTTAGTCGTTACTTTATAGTCGTTACTTTATAGTTTTTACTATTGTAGATAAGTTTTCTGCATAGTTTCTCCTCCTTCCGGAAGGAGGAGTACCCGTAGGGGGAGGTGGTAGGAAAAATAATGATTTTACCTTTTTTTAAAATAAGGAATATACCATGTTTCTACCTACCACCCCGGCTTTCAGCCACCCCTTCTTCCGGAAAGAGGGGAAACCATGCGGCAGGCAGTGTTACTCTGTGGTGAAATAACTCTCAATTTTCTTTCAAACCTTTTCGGTCAACCGAAAAAACTTATTAACTTTGCAAATCTTTTTGAGAAACAATAAAAAATTAATTATATGAATATCTCTTATAACTGGCTGAAAGAGTATGTCAACTTCGATTTGACGCCTGATGAAACGGCGGCTGCGCTGACATCAATCGGCCTGGAAACAGGTGGTGTGGAAGAAGTACAAACCATTAAAGGCGGTTTGGAAGGGCTTGTAATCGGCGAAGTGCTGACTTGCGTTGAACACCCTAACTCTGATCATTTACACATTACGACTGTCAACCTGGGAGACGGCGAACCGGTACAAATCGTTTGCGGAGCCCCGAATGTGGCTGCCGGACAAAAAGTAGTAGTGGCTACCTTAGGTACGAAACTCTATGACGGTGACGAATGTTTTACGATCAAAAAATCAAAAATCCGTGGGGTGGAATCTACCGGCATGATCTGTGCCGAAGATGAAATCGGTATCGGTACGGACCATGCGGGCATTATCGTTTTGCCGGCAGAAGCTGTTCCGGGTACGCTCGCCAAGGATTATTATAATATCAAGAGCGACTACGTGCTCGAAGTGGACATCACGCCCAACCGTGCTGATGCGTGCTCACACTATGGCGTAGCCCGCGACTTGTATGCTTATCTCATTCAGAACGGCAAACAGGCTACTCTGCAACGTCCTTCGGTAGACGCCTTCAAGGTGGAAAACCACGACCTGGATATTGAAGTCACAGTAGAGAACAGCGAGGCTTGCCCGCATTATGCCGGTGTGACCGTGAAAGGAGTGACCGTGAAGGAAAGCCCCGAATGGTTGCAGAATAAACTGCGTCTGATCGGCGTGCGTCCTATTAATAATGTAGTGGATATCACCAATTATATCGTTCATGCTTTCGGTCAGCCGTTGCACTGCTTTGATGCAGGCAAGATAAAAGGCAACGAGGTGATTGTGAAGACAATGCCCGAGGGTACTCCGTTCGTCACACTGGACGAAGTGGAACGCAAGTTGAACGAACGCGACCTGATGATCTGCAATAAAGAAGAAGCGATGTGCATTGCCGGTGTGTTCGGCGGACTGGATTCCGGTTCTACCGAAGCTACGACGGATGTGTTCATCGAGAGCGCCTATTTCCACCCGACATGGGTGCGCAAGACTGCCCGCCGTCACGGACTGAATACGGACGCTTCTTTCCGCTTCGAACGTGGTATCGACCCGAACGGAGTGATATACTGCCTGAAACTGGCTGCTATCATGGTGAAAGAATTGGCAGGAGGCACGATCTCTTCTGAAATTAAAGATGTGTTTACTGCTCCTGCGAAGGATTTCGTAGTGGAACTGAATTACGGGAAGGTGCATTCACTGGTAGGTAAAGTGATTCCGGTGGAAACAATCAAGAGTATTGTAACCAGCCTCGAAATGAAGATCACCAACGAAACTGCCGAAGGGCTGACATTGTCGGTTCCTCCTTATCGTGTGGACGTGCAGCGTGATTGTGACGTAATCGAAGATATTCTCCGCATCTACGGATATAATAATGTGGAAATTCCGTCTACGCTGAAGTCGAGCCTGACTACAAAAGGAGAAAATGATAAATCAAATAAATTGCAGAACCTGGTTGCAGAGCAACTCGTGGGTTGCGGATTCAATGAAATATTGAATAACTCGCTGACTCGCGCCGCTTATTATGACGGACTGGAAGCTTATCCGTCCAACCGTCTGGTGATGTTGCTGAATCCGTTGAGTGCGGACTTGAACTGTATGCGCCAGACTTTGTTGTTCGGCGGACTGGAAAGCATTGCGCATAATGCCAACCGTAAGAATGCGGATCTGAAATTCTTTGAATTCGGTAACTGCTACTATTTCGATGCCGACAAGAAGAATCCGGAAAAGGTGTTGGCTCCTTATACGGAAGACTATCATCTGGGCTTATGGGTGACCGGCAAGAAGGTGGTTAACTCGTGGGCACATCCGGATGAGAGCAGTTCGGTGTATGAACTGAAAGCTTACGTGGAGAATATCCTGAAACGCTTGGGACTGGATTTGCACAATCTGGTTGTAGGTAATCTGACTGATGACATTTTTGCTGCGGCACTTTCTGTACATACCAAGGGAGGCAAGCGTCTCGCATCGTTCGGCGTGGTGACTAAGAAACTGCTGAAGGCATTTGATATTGACAATGAAGTATATTATGCTGACTTGAACTGGAAGGAGCTGATGAAAGCGATCCGTTCGGTGAAGATCAGCTACAAGGAAATATCCAAGTTCCCGGCCGTGAAACGTGACCTGGCATTGTTGCTTGACAAGAATGTGCAGTTTGCCGAAATCGAGAAGATCGCTTATGATACGGAGAAAAAGTTGCTGAGAGAAGTGGAACTCTTTGACGTATACGAAGGCAAGAACCTGGAACCGGGCAAGAAATCGTATGCAGTCAGCTTCCTGCTTCAGGATGAAAGCCAGACTCTGAACGACAAGATGATTGATAAGATTATGTCGAAACTGGTGAAGAATCTGGAAGATAAACTGGGTGCTAAACTTAGATAAACTTTAAATTTCAATCTAAAAATATAAACCAATGGGAAGAGCATTTGAATATAGAAAAGCCGCAAAGTTGAAACGGTGGGGCCACATGGCTAAAACATTTACAAGACTGGGTAAACAGATTGCCATTGCTGTGAAGGCTGGTGGTCCGGAACCTGAAAATAACCCGACATTGCGTTCGGTAATCGCTACTTGTAAGCGTGAGAATATGCCGAAAGACAATATCGAACGTGCTATCAAAAATGCATTGGGTAAAGACCAGAGCGACTACAAGAGCATGACTTACGAAGGATACGGTCCTCACGGAATTGCTGTTTTTGTGGATACGCTGACTGATAATACAACCCGCACGGTGGCTGATGTACGCTCCGTATTCAATAAATTCGGCGGTAACCTCGGAACTATGGGTTCTCTGGCTTTCCTTTTCGACCATAAGTGTATGTTCACTTTCAAAATCAAGGAGGGCATGGATATGGAAGAATTGATCCTTGACCTGATTGACTACGACGTGGAAGATGAGTACGAACAGGATGATGAGGAAGGTACAATCACGATCTACGGAGATCCGAAAAGCTATGCCGCTATCCAGAAACATCTGGAAGAATGCGGATTCGAAGATGTCGGTGGAGACTTTACTTATATCCCGAACGACTTGAAAGACGTGACGCCGGAACAACGTGAAACTTTGGATAAGATGATCGAACGTCTGGAAGAGTTTGACGATGTGCAGACTGTTTATACGAACATGAAACCGGAAGGCGGAGAAGAAGAATAAACAGGCCATGGAATATGTTTATAAAACTCAGGGGACTTGCAGCACGAACATCGAACTGAACGTGGAAGACGGTGTAGTGAAAGAGGTGGCCTTCTGGGGAGGATGTAACGGTAATCTTCAAGGAATTTCACGCCTGGTGAAAGGCATGAAGGTAGAAGAAGTGATAAAGAAACTTGAAGGGGTTCGTTGCGGTGGCAGACCGACGTCTTGTCCCGACCAACTATGCCGTGCATTGCATGAAATGGGATATTGATTGACAATTTTTTTGTTCTTAATAGTTGATTGTAAGCCTTCGGCAAATTGTTTTTGCCGGGGGCTTCTTTTATTGTTCGGCAAAAAGCTTCTGTATGTCTTTCGGTTCTTCTCCGAATTTGTCGGTATTTTGAACTAAAATGGATTGTCAATCGTTACTTTATAAGTATATTTGTAATAGTCAGAAGTATTTTATTTGACTATCAGTGTATTATATGAAACTCGCATGAGAATGGGCAACGGATAAGAAAAATGCAAACTGTTTAGAATCACTATATTCCTCATGCTGTCAAATAACTCTTTATCTTTCTGCAAAGATAGTGTTTTTCCTCTGAATACCGGAATTTTCCGGGTATAATCTTCACGGTGATTTCAAAAATAATCCAAATCAAGAATGACATCTGTATCGTAGCCGAGTTCACGTAACTCACAGGCAAAGGTAACTCGTGTTCTTATCGTACAAGCAAGGTCAAGCCCTCCGGGTGGCGTGGAAAAATCATCCTCGCCCCGGAGGGCTTCGGTATTTTTCCCGCCAACCTTGCATGTACGGAACACGACCTTTTAAAGCCTGTAGTTACGGGAACTCCGGCCCCGAAAAGCCGGACTAACAAAAAAACAATGTCATGTTACAGGCAACAAAGAACAAGTACGGTATTGAAACGCTCAAGACACTGAATGTTTTGTACGACCATGAACATTGGCTGACGCAGGAGGATGTGGATATGGCCAACCGTTATGTCGAACTTATAGAGCAGACGCGCTCGGAAATCACACCGCAAACCGGTGACAGGCTGATTTATCTCAGCCGTCATGGGGACTATTACGGCAATGCACTCATAGACAGTATGGATGAAAAGAAAGGCCTGCTTTCCATCTGCGAACAGCCGTATGTCCCATTCGTATGGCAATCTGCGGATAATATCCGCCTGAGCGTCAGCGGTGGAGCTTTCCACCATGTAAAAACGGATGATCTGAAATTCAACGGTTGGACGGAAGGAGCATTCAAAGACTGGGGACATTGCGGATCGTGCGCTCACGGATCAGTTACATTCACGGCAAAAGTCCCACAATGGATTTACCGTGAGCCGGAACCGCTCTATGGTGATTTCACGACAGAGACATACCGCCGTTTTTATCTTCACAAAGACCTGGAAGCGAGAAACCTCTACCAAAGTCTTGATATCGCTTTTCACAATGAAGAGGACTTCTGGCAATTCCTGCAAGACTATGAGGGAACGGTATTCAAGGGGAATTGGAAAAACCAGATCGTGGTATGGTGCTTCCGCAGGGAATATGTCTTCCTGCCTCTGTCGGAATGGGAAAAGATTGATGTCCCGGCAGTGGAGCGAAGGCTTAATTTCCATCCCGAGCAGGTGAAGATTGTCAAGGACATGGAGAAGCACATCACCTATTTCCACCGTATCCAATCACAGGATTTCTAACACTTAAAATCAAACAGATATGCAAACGACAACATCATTCAAACCCGGCAACGCTCCCGACCTGCTTTCAGGAATATTGAGCGTACAAGTAAGAAACGAGGACAAGATTACCGAGCAAGACCGCCTGTTTTGTCAGAACCAGCAGGACATGCTCTACAAGACGCTTGACCGGATAGACCGCTGGTATACCATCTTCAAGGAAGAGGCGGAACAATACCGAACAGAACGGGACTTCTCATACGACGACAATGGGAAAATATCCATGCGTGACCTTTACTCGCTCAGAAACGGTAAGGACGATTATTCGCACAACGAGTTCAAGCCGTTCGATGTGCTGAACGATTTGGTAGACAAGAACCACAACGCCAACTCTAACTTCGCCAACCGTATCATCGCCTACTTCAACAGGACGTACAACGTGTCGGTGCCGGAACAAAGGATAAACGAAAAGACACTCCGCATGGGCTTCCGTCCGGTCTATGGGACATACGTGGATGCGGTTATCGAGCATTTAGGTGGCAAGAGTTTCCGGGAAACGGCAGTGGAAGAACTGCTTGCCAGAGTCGCAAAGGTAGTCAAGCCTTCCTGCTGGAGCAAGGTCAAAACGGAGCTGAAGAAGGACAAGATTGTCTTTCCCGAAATCATTCGCTTCGATGATTATTACATACAATACCACCAACGGTGCAAAATCAGTTACAATTACAGTGGAGAGCTGGAAACCCTATGCGCGGGTATCGCTTACGGTGCGGATGATGTACTGTGCGGCAACTCGAAAATGATTATCCGTTTCGATGACAACGACGTGTCTGTCAATGACTGGTACGACCTCACGACCACCAACGCCGAGCAAATCCGATTCTACAAGAACGGACGTATCGACGTCAAATTCAAGGACAGCGCGGCAGCCGAGAGCTGCTTCAAGCGTCTCCGATTGGATGAAATCACATTACCGGAGAACTGACCATGAGAAGAATCCCACAGCACCCCGTAAGGCAACTCTTGCGGGGTGTCTTCATTTCCAACCGTAAACTATTAAAGATATGTACGCCATCATACCCCAACAGATACCACAGGACAGGCGGGCCGAGGTCAACGAGAAGATTCTTTTCGCCATAGACTCCGGCAAGGATCTGATTCCGGCGGAGAGCATCTACAACTGCTATACCGGCATCGGCGGGCTGCACAACCTGAAACAGTCCGACTTTGCCAATTACAACGAGTACGCGGAGGCCAAGAAAGAGTATGAGATGGGACAGTTCTTCACCCCGCATGAAGTATGCAGAGACATAGTGGATATGCTGTCTCCGGCCTCTTCCGAGATGATACTCGACATGTGCTGCGGCATGGGAAACTTCTTCAACCACCTTCCGAACCATCATAACACCTACGGTTTCGACATAGACGGAAAGGCGGTGGCCGTTGCAAGGTATCTCTACCCGGACGCCCATATCGAGAAATGCGACATCCGGCAATATTACCCGGAACAACGCTTTGACATCATTATCGGCAATCCGCCTTTCAACCTGAAATTTGATTACAGGCTGTCACAGGAATACTATATGGAAAAAGCCTACGATGTGCTCAACCCGGCAGGCATCCTGATGGTCATTGTTCCCAGCTCGTTCATGCAGAGCGAGTTCTGGGAGAAGACACGCATAACGGGCATCAACAGCCGGTTCTCGTTCATCGGGCAAGTGAAGTTAAATCCCAATGCCTTCGCTTCCACGGGAGTCCACAACTTCAACACGAAAGTAATGGTGTTCCTGCGCAAGTCGCTGCATATCGAGATGCAGGCCTACAACGCGGAAGAGTTCATCTCCATGTCTGAATTGAAAGAGCGCATCCGCGAGGCAAGGCTGATGAAGCACAAAATACGCTTCGACCTGATGCGCGAGACCAACCGGATTGACAAGGAGGAACTGGAGGTATTCGAGTACAAACTCGCCAAGTACATGTACGAGTTGAAAGCCCACACCAAGCTGAACAAACACATAGACAAAGCGGAAGCACTGGTCACGAAGTTCCGTAACCAGAAACCGCCGGAAAATGCCACCCGGGAACAGGTAAACCAATGGGAGAAGAACAAGCTGACCACGACCAAAGTCCTCGGTATCATCCGCAGGTATATCACCTCGCAGAATACCGTACCACGCAAGGAAGTGGCCCTGGTGAAGACCTCCTACGGCTTCAAGCTGAAACAGTATGCACCCCGTCTGCTGGATAAGGTTTCACACAAGGCGGCAAGTATCAATGACCTTGTGCTGGGACGGAGCGAACTTCCCTTACCGGAACTGCCGACTGAAAAGAACATGCGCCAGATACGTGCAGCGGAAAAACTGATACGCAAGAAACGCAGGCAATACGAAAACCAGAACCGGCAGTTTACAGAAATGCAACCAGACCCATTTCTGCAAGAATACCTCGATCGCACCACTTTCAGAAACAAGGACGGTGAGATATGTGAGTTTACATCACTTCAAAAACACGACCTGAACCTGGTCTTGCAGAAGCGTTATGCTTTGCTGAACTGGCAGCAAGGTTCCGGCAAGACGGCAGCCGTGTATCATCGGGCAAAATACCTGCTTAAATTCCATAAGGTACGCAATGCCGTCATTCTGGCTCCGGCCATTGCCACCAATATGACTTGGATACCGTTTCTGACAATCAATCGGGAGAAATTCCGTATAGTCAGAAGTAATGCCGATTTGGAAACAGTACCTGAAGGTGTATTACTCATCCTCTCCACCTCCATACTCTCCAAACTGAAGCGTGGACTGTCAAAATTTGTCAGACGCACATCCGGGAAACTCTGCCTGGTTTTCGATGAATCCGATGAGATAACCAACCCGTCTTCACAACGGACAAGGCTTGTCTTGAGCATTTTCCGCCGTCTCAAATACAAGATACTCGACACGGGAACCACCACGCGGAACAACATCGCGGAACTGTACAGCCAATTTGAACTGCTGTACAACAATTCCGTCAACATGGTCTGCTGGTGCGACCGGATATACCACGAGAACAGAGACAAGGAGATAGAGGAAGAAAGCAACCGGCATTACGGAGAGCCGTTCCCGGCTTTCAGAGGCCATGTGCTTTTCCGTTCCTGTCATTGCCCCGGAAAATCCACCGTATTCGGCATAGAGAAGCAGAACCAGGACGTGTACAACAAGGAGGAACTGGCGGAGCTTATCGGAAAGACCATCATCACCCGCAAGTTCAGGGACTTCGCAGGCGAGAAGTACAAGATACGTACCCATACGGTCAGCCCGGCTGAAGGCGAGCACGAGGTTTACCGCGTCATTATCGAGGAATTCTGCCGCATTTGCGAGCTGTATTACAACAGTACGGGAGACGCGAAGAAGGATGCCGGGCTTAGGCTCATGCGACAGATCAAGCTGCTCATCAAGGCGTGCTCCGTCCCGCACCTGATAGATGGCTATTTCGGCGACGGGATTCCGAACAAGACAAGATATATCGAGAAACTGATACGGAAGATTCCCGGCAAGGTGGCTGTCGGCTGCACCTCCATAGCGGCGTTCGACCTTTACGAGAATCATCTCCGCGAATGCTTTCCGAACCGTCCGGTGTTTGTGGTCAAAGGCGACGTGACCTTCAAGAAACGGCAGAGCATCGTGACTGAGTTCGATTCCACCGTCAACGGCATACTGGTCTGCACACAGCAGAGTCTGAGCAGTTCGGTGAACATCCCGACCTGTAACGATGTGATTCTGGAATCGCTCCAATGGAATATCCCGAAGATGGAGCAGTTCTACTTCCGCTTCATACGTCTTGATTCCAAAGAACTGAAGGACGTACATTATGTCACCTACAAGGATTCCGTGGAGCAGAACCTGATGGCACTGGTACTTACCAAGGAGCGGCTGAACGAGTTCATCAAAAGTGGTGAGGTGAAAGAACAGTCAGACATCTTCGAGGAGTTTGACGTCACTATGTCCGTCATCGAGAGCCTGCTGGTCAGGGAACGTGACAGGGAGGGCAAGATACATATCAGCTGGGGAAGCCAGCGCATAACCGGCTAAAAATGAAAAAACATGAATAACCGCAGATTCCATTCCACAGGCAAAGGTAACTCCGCGCCTTTACCGGCTGGGCAAGGTCAAGCCGCAAGCGGTTTTCGGGAAAATCATCCTCGCCGGAGGCTCCGGTATTTCCCCGAAAAACCCTGCACAGCCGGGGCCCGGACCTTTTGGAGCCTGTGGAATAAAATCCCCGGTTCCGCATCAATAACTGTAATGAAAAAGATTATGGATTTGAATCAGGCAGAAGTGGCAGTGACCACGCAGCATCTCATCGACATCCGGCAGGAAAGGGACAGCCTGCTGCGTATGTCCGATTTCGGCGACATGGGAGAATTCCTATGCACCTGCTCCGAATTGTTTCCCGAAGAGGAAACACCGGAGTACAGGTACACGAAATGGGAGGAAATCCCGGACCTGCTTATCAACAGGGAATGGCTTTGTCCCAACTTCTTTGATATAAGGGAGGCTATGGAGCAGCTGGAGGAACCCGACAAGGATTTTTTCTTCGACTGGTGCGACCGTTACGGACACGATATCAGTACGGAAGACCCGCACCTGCTGGTAGCGCATTACCTGGAATTGTTCGGGAACACGACCTATATCGACGATGACTCCTGCCCGGACAGCGGGGATGACAGCCTGCTGTATTATCCGGGCATATCAGGCAACTATTTCGATAACTGTTTCCCTCGTTTTGAAGTATTCGATGACAATTACGATTAAAAGACAAACGCTTATGAACATCAATTTTCTCGGACCGGTCTTACCGACAGACAGTTTCACGCAGATGGCTTTCGTGGAAATCCTGAACATCATCCTGACCTCCAACAATATCGTGGACGTGAACCGGATGCTTATCGGAAGAAACGTCAATCCCACCTTCGGCTCGTTGTCGGGACATTTCCGATGGTCTTACGCAAACGACCATTTCACGCTGTGGCAGCGCATGGAATACAATTCGCCCGTCTGTTTCGGACAGCGCATATTCAGCATCCATTTCGGTATGCTGGCAAGCCGCGACAGGAAAAGGAACAATATGATAATGAACTGAAAACATATATATCAACATGAGTTACCAGATAATCACAAAAATGGCATACAATGCCAAAAACAAGCAGATTGAGACCTGGCAGCATTCCAACAACGTATGGCCGAAAACAGACCATTTTTATGACTTGGATGTAAAAACGGACAAACAGATGTTTGAATTCATAAAATTGGTAGCAAGCGGTTCGTGGCAGGTTCGCAAATGGAGAAAAGCGTTCAATATCCTTTTTGAGGAATATCCGGAATTGGTCATGTCATCATACGAACACGAGCTTGAAGGCAGGCCCTGGAAGGAATATTGTGCTATTTGCCGAAAACATGAAGGGCTTGCCGAAAGCAAGTGCAATGAGATCGTAGCGCGGTTCAAACAACTGGCCGGGATTGTCTGACCCAAACAGATGAATATATGGAAGAGTTGAAGATTTCAAACCGGCAAATTGCAATGATGGCTTTCGACAGGCTTCGCAAGGAAAACAAGAAGGATTCCGCGCTCCGGCTTGCCCGTTGTCTGTTGCAAGGCACAAGCATATCACTCGGCATTGGTGATATTGACTGGGATATTGACACGGCAATACGACAATGCGGCGGAGAGCCAAGTACCGGTTACAGGTACACCGCATATTTTCACTTCAACCGTAAGACGGAGATGGTAAAGGAAAGGTATGACGAGATAGTGAAAGAACTGTATGGGTAATAGTAATACGGAGGCGGCCGGAAGGTCGCTTCTGTCATTTATAACGGTATGTACGGGAAACAGAACCCTGCCGTACACAGGTAAAGAAAAATGGAAGAACAGAGAACGCTTACGTTGGATTTCGTGAAATCCCTCATGGAACCATCCTACACGCTGGTATGGACGGATTATAACGACAACCTTGACAACCACCTTGACATCATCCGGAAATGTCTGGACAGGCGGAATTGCGATTGCCTGTGGGAAAAGGCGGGCGAATGGTATGGCGATGCGGAATATGAAGCTGTTCATGGGATTATGGAAAAGCTGAAAGAAGAATGCTTTGTATTCAACGACTTTGACGAACACGAGGTCGATGCCTTTTTCGATGAACATGAGGATGCAATCCGGGACGAGATTTACAGCAGGAACGATTCGGACGTAGTGAAAGACCTGATAAGGTACACGGATGACATTCCCATCCGGGTGGAGATGCTTTCCGACTACGACTGCATCAACTCCAACTGGTTTGAATCGCAGGGCGGTTACAGTTACGAGGAATCCTATTTCGGGGACATGGTAGACAGCCTGAACCTCAATCCGGCGCAAGTAAAGAAACTGCTGACGAGCCACGGCTACAAAGTTTACGGGCGTTTCCCGAACCGGAAAAGCAGGAACGGGAAAGAACAGGTCTCATACGAGCAATTCTACGAGGAACTTATCAATTCCTGTTGCGGTGCGAACCTGCTGACCTATATCGGAAAGGTAAGTCTGAAAGAGTTGTATGATGCAGACTTCTCGCTGAAAGAGGTCATTATCCCCAAAGGGAACTGTTGCGGGCTGTTCAGTTCCACGTATGGCGGCGGAAGCCTGCTTGAAATGGAACTGAAACAAGATGTGAAGCTCAAGCTGGAAGTCAAAGGCTGTAACGGCTTCCGTTTCCGTCTGGACGATGAACGATCCAAGTACGACTATTCCATACAGCATGTGTATGGCGTGGACGATTCATTTTTCAACAATCCTGTCAGCATAGTCTCTTAATGTTAAATCAATTACAAACAATCAAATCATAAGAATTATGGCAAAGTATGATGTAAGAGTAAGGTATGCCTTCGAGGGCACTTACACGGTAGTGGCTGAAGACCACGATGAAGCAAGACAAATGGTGTCTGAGGACTGTGGGCTGGTTCTGGGCGGCAATATCCACACTACTCTCGATGATGAAGATGTAGACTGGAATTTCGGGGTTCACCCCGACACACAGATTCTTTCTGTGGCTCAACGAAACGGGAAAGGGACTTCGGCATCCATTGATTTTAGCGGGAGAATTGAGGAATTACGAGCGGATATCATTGAAGCGATACGACAATTGCTTCAAGCACACTGCATGACCGAGATACGGTTCCCTGAAGATGATGGATACGACCCGGTCTGGGTGATATGGTTCAGTAAGAACGGTGATCCGTATGAATGTATGGTAACAGGACTTCGGGTAACGGAAAACAGCCTGACCGTTTTTGCCGAGGAGAAAGAGAGCGGTTATGAAGTGGAATGTCACAGTCCGTTTGAACTCGGAACGAGGAACATCGACTGGCTCCACGAAATGTATGATGTCGTATGGAGGCAATTGGAAGGCAAAGAAAATGTTGAACCTGAAACTGAAAAATCATGAAATACCACGCAGAAAATGCAGTCTCCAGCTTCTTCTACTATATGTGGAACGCATGGAGCAAGGAGGAATGTAAAGTCGTGTTCGGAGGTGACTACCTGCACTTTTGGGAAAAATGGAACGCACAGGCTGAAAATTCCATTTATGGTGCGGCGGAACGGTTCTATACCGAATTATCGGAATGCAGCCGGACTTTGCTGGTGGAACGTGCCGTATCGCTTTATGACGGCAAGGCTTTTAGAAAAGAGCCTGATGATTCTAAAGTTCTGGTATGCGAAGAATGTGGTTCAAGGCAAGTGGAGACACAGGCCTGGATAGATGCGAATACAGAAATGTATATCTGCGATACGGCACATGATTGTGATGGCAAATGGTGTGAAGAATGTGAGGAGAATGTTGACTTCTGTTCGTTGGAAGAATTCAAGCAGATAATGCAAAGTTGGTGGACCGGCAATGACATCAGGACTTTGGAAGGCATTACAGGACTGAAAGAAACGGATTATCTTTCCAACAATAGTTCACAGACATTTGCCGGTGCTACCGATAAATGGTGGTATAATCTGGATTACGACGGAAAGCGAAATGTCTATAACAAACATACCTCTAACAATGAATAATATGGGAGAAAATATCATTGACTTAATCTGCAACTCATGCAGTTGCGACAAGACAGAAGCGCAGGAGTATCTGGATTCCGAACTTCAATACCTGCACGAATTACAGGATGTGGATGATTTGAGGGAAGGCGACATTGAACTCGCTTGCAGCAATCTCGGTCTCGACCTCGACTATCAGGAATATTTTATCAATCGCCTTGCAGGGGCATAAAAACTTACGGTTATGACTTATTTTCAGAACATACACAGTCTGGCGGACTTGAAGAAAGAGTACCGCCGTCTGGCATTGCAGCACCACCCGGACAAGGGTGGTGACACTGCCGTCATGCAGCAGGTGAACGTCGAGTTTGAAAAACTTTATGACGTGTGGAAGGACTCCACTAATATGTCCGCTGACACCACCGGCTACGAATATGACTATTCCGGGGCCACGGCAAAGGAATATGCCGAGTATGTATATAACGAATACCGGTGGAAAGGCCGCAATTACAAGGGACAGCACGCTCCCGAGATTGTGGAACTGGTGCGGACCTGGCTCAAGGAAACCTATCCCAGATACAGGTTCTCCGTCAGACGGGAGAATTACAATTCCATTTACATCAAGCTGATGAGCGCGGACTTCGAGGCGTTCACCAAGGAATCCGGCAAGGTGCAGGACACCATCAACCACTACAACATAGAGTGGAATCCTGACCTTACAGACCGTGCGAAGGAGGTGATGATGAATGTCTGCGACTTTGTCATGTCGTACAACTTCGATGACAGCAATGCCATGACGGACTATTTCCACACCAATTTCTACCTGACATTGGGCATAGGCAGCTACCGGAAACCTTACAAGGTGGAATTGCCGAAACTCGCCTGCAAGGGAAAGGAGAAGCAGGAAGTGTTCAAGCACCCCGAAGGTACGGCGCACAAGGCCCTGCGGCAGGCATTGGGTACGGCACGGTTCGGTTTCATCGAACACAGGAGGCATATCGGCGAGATGATACTCGGGGAAGACCATTACGGCTCACAAGGCGAGCATTATTTCTGGCCGAAAGAGTATTCAAGTGCCAAAACCGCGCAAAAGCGGATTGACAAATTAGAACAGGCCGGAATGCGGTGCAGACTCACAGGGTATAATGGCGGATACATCCAATTCCTCGGATATACCCCGGAGACGAAGACTTTGCTGGAACAAGAACGCGAAGAGGTCATTATTGCACATCAGGCATGGCAGGCAAGGCGAATACAAACCAACTGAGACAACTCGAAATGTCAAAACAAGAATGAATCATGAAAGCGAAAGTATTGAAATACAAGTTTGACGGAAATACCGTCGTGGCTCCGTACATGGAACTGGAAGCGTATGCGGAAAACATCTATCTCTCGTTATCGGACAAGAACGAATACGGGAATGAAAACTATGATTATTTCCATGTGGTCTGCAAGGTTGAAAACATCTATTTCTCTTGCGGGCAGTATTCCAGGGAAATGCTTGGAAGGGAGGAACAAAAAGAAAAACTTGTCAAGTATTGCAAAAACTGGATTGCGAATATGCTTCAGGATGCGGAAAACGGGAACCATGTCTCCCTTTTGTCGATCCGTGTTTTTGAAGAACTCGGACTTGACACAGTTCCTTTGCTGCAAGCCCGTGAAGCGTACCGGAAGAAACAGGAACAAAGACGGCAGGAGCAAAAAGAACAGGAAGAGGAGAAACGCAGGCTGGAGGAAGCGAAGTGGCAACAGGAACTTGACGAGGAGAAACAAAAGTTTCTGAACGGGGAATACATCCCGGCAAATATGTTCCTTGAAATAACCAAACGGGACGGCTTTGAAATCCATATACGGACCAAAGGGACATTGAACCGTCATGTATGCGGGTTGAATAAGTCCGGGAGCATTCGTTTCTACAAGAAACGCGGTTGTCGCACGCCTGATTTTTCCGGCTGCCACAAGGCTATTGCCGCTTACCTGACATTTCTGGAAACAATTACCGAAAGCTGACCTTTCTCGATATGGCACAGGAACGAATGGACGACTGGATGGAATATGCCAGGGAACTGGCACGTGCCGAGCGTGAACTGCGGGTTGAACGCTGGGTATTCATTTCCATCGAATGCAAGGATGAAGCCGGCAATCCAATCCGGCTTCATTCGTATGACCTTCCGAGGGAACTGCACAAGCGTTACCGTTGGGTAGTCCGCTGGCGTGAAGCCCGGTTACAATGCCTGTACCCCAAAAGACAAATCAGTACCTATTACAGCTATTATGACAGGCGCACCGGACTACGTATCGATTTCAACTCCTCACTGTCAAGGCTTTCAGCCGCCAAAGCCCAAATCTCCATCGCTGAACGGAAAGAACGTGAGTATCTCCAGTACCAGCGTACAAACAACCTGTTCTTTAATGAAAACACGGATGAGCAGTTGGTACGGTTCCGTGAAAAACTGCGGATGAAAAAAGAAAAATACACGGCATTGGAGCATAAAATCCGTTCTGATTCTGAGGTGGAATTCATGCAAAAATTGAATAGAACCTGACAGAACAAGCAACAACGGGGCTATTATTTTATTTCCCACCCTGCAAAGGTAGCCCCGTGCCCTGTGTATCCTGCAAGGTCAGGCCCCTGCGGGGTTGGCTGAAAGAAAATCATCCTCGCTGCGGCTGCGGTATTTTCTTTCGCCAAACCTTGCCGGATGCGGACACGGGACAGTCTGGCAGGCGAGAAATAAAAATACCGGCTCCCGGAGCCGGACGTGTTTAACAGATAAAAAGTAAAAATCATGAAAATCCTGAATGAAGAACATTTCGAGAATGTAAAACGCTATGCCGAGTCCATCGGTGACACCTCATTCCAGAAGTGCCTGGACAGGCTGGAAAGCTGGGAGAAGAATCCCGACCATCCCAATGAAATATCGCTCTACTACGACCATGCCCCGTATTCGTTCGGCTTCACGCAACGCTATCCCGATGGAAGAACCGGCATCGTGGGAGGCCTGCTTTATCACGGAATACCGGACAGGTCTTTTGCCGTCACACTGGAACCGTTCCACGGATGGCAGATACATACCTGACCGGAACAAAAGGAAAAGTAACATCAACATAGTATTAACTTAATAAACTTCAAGATTATGGCAAATCTGGCAGTATTGGAAAGACAACAGCAGTTTGATTTCCAGCAGAACGGAATCGAAGTGATGGACTTCGAGACATTACAGCGTACCTACAAGGAGAATGACATTTACAACAATCCGGTACAGGGCATCTACCATTACCAGGTCATCCAGCGCATGATGGATATCTGTGAAAAGCACAACCTTGACTACGAGGTGGAGGAAATCTTCGCCGCACAAAACAGGAACAAGACACAACCCGGCGTGAGCATACTCCCGCAAGTGGAACAAATCCACGGGGAAAAGGCGGTGGAAGCGCATATACTCCGCCGTATCTTCACCACCATCCGCATCAAGGACTGGGAAACCGACGAGCTGACGACCACGCTTGTCGTAGCCTACCACCAGGACGGGGTACAGGCGGCCATAGGCCCTTGTGTGAAAATCTGCCATAACCAGTGCATCCTTTCTCCGGAAAGAAGCGTATGTAATTATGGAAAGAAAAAGGTGACTACAGAAGAGTTGTTCGACACCGTGGATGGCTGGATGGCAAACTTCGAGGTGAACATGAACGAGGACATCGAACGGATACAGAGATTGAAACGCAGAGTTATCCCTTTGGAAGAAATATATATGTATATAGGATTGTTGACGGCATTGCGTGTTTCCCACGACAGCGCGGACAAGAACCTTTCCTCCACCGTGGAGACCTATCCCTTGAATCAGGGGCAGATATCGGTATTCACGGAAGAGGTGCTGAAGCTGGTAATGACAAAGGGACAGATTACCGCCTGGGATCTTTACAATGTCGCTACGGAGATATACAAACCTGGTAAGACGGACTTTCCGGCTTTGATTCCGCAGAACGGGGCGATGGCGGAGCTATTGCTGTCACGCCTGCCAGAAGAAGCGGAAATCATGGACGCCATACCGGTAGGCTGAACGGATGGATTCCATTGAAATCACAAAAGAGGGAGAACCTGGCGGTCTGATGCCGAATGATTCTCCCTCTTCTTTTTTACTTCTTAAACAGTAGCATATATTCCACTTTTCTTCTCCGTTCAATGCTCGGTACCACTTTCCCCTTGTAGCACCGGAATGAGACATACTCGTTGTAAATGTCCCTGTCCCCGGCTTCCAGCTTTTGAATAAGCCTGCTCTTGGGTATCTTGCCATAGCCGACCAGACGGAAATATCCCACATTATAAGATAAGGTGGCGACTAAAAGGGCATCCTTTCCGAAACGGCTGCACATCCTGCACAGTTTCCTCAAATCTGCCCTCAGCAAGGAATCCGCCTGTGCCTTGCTCATATCCGGTCTGAACGTCTCTCCCGGCAAAAGTTTGTGACCCCAACCTACATAGGGCAGATGTTTTCCATGCCAACCCTCGAACCGCTTGATGCAGGCGATGGCCTGCTCGAAAAGCGAATCAGGGATTTCCGTGGCAGTGGGAGGCGAGCCACCGCCTCCCCGTGGATGAGCCACCAGACAGTTACAGGTTAGAATCAGGCATATAGCCGCTACAATCACTCGCATACCGTAACCGTTTCAATGTTCACCAAAGGATTTTTCACAAGTTCCCCACCGGTTCGGGGAATTCTGCCGGTTCCTCCCGTATCATCTTCCGCGTCATCCTTTTTCTCGTTGTTGAAATCAAAACTAAGCAGGAATAATTGTGCAGGGGCACTGTTGTCCTCGAAATATATGTCAATACTCTGTTGGTCCTCGCACTCGGAAGTGTAGTACAGCCGGAACACCTCCCTGTCAAGCGGATAACGGTCGTTGGGCAGCAACACCATCCCGTCGTCCATGCGGAGCGAGCCTTTGCCGTCAGGCTGGAAATAGCGGACGGTGTACCGTGCATCGGAGAACCGTCCCTCACGTTTGAGTTCGCACCGTATTTCCACGGTCTCGCCTTTCACGATACGTTTGGGTACGGGCATTGTTTCCACCGTGAAGGGATATCCCTGCTGCACATCCAAATCATTGTCACAGGATACCAGGGCTATTGCCACTACAGTCGCAAGCATTGCCGAAAAGATAGTGGCAAACGCGTTTTGTTTATTTCTTTTTTTCATGTTCATTGTCATTTTAATGGTTGTTGCTTCTATTGTTCAATAATTCCTTCCCAATGTTGCAGGTATTCGTTCAAATCCTTGAATCCCTTGTACAGGGAGGAACAGTCCTCTATCTTGTTGCCGTAGCGTTTGCGGAGGGCTTCCAGTGTCCTTCGCCCCGCCTCGTCACGGTCCAGGTAACAATTGACCCGGTCGTACTTGTCAAGGAAATCATACGAGCGTTCCAATAAAGCCACCGAGTTCAGCACGAGGTAGTCATCGCCGCATCCCAAGCCGAGCACCATCCATGAGAGATAGTCAATGAACCCCTCGAAAATGTTACAGGTGTCCGAACCGTTGTCGATGAGCGATATGTCCTTCGGCGACATACTGCCCTTGAACAGGCGGCTGCGCAACTCATACCCACCGCTGATGTTCCTGAATCCGATGGAGAAGTACCGCTTGCCATGCAAGGTATATCTGACTTCCTCACAGTTTGGCAATGCCACATCGCTGCAAATGCCACGCTCTTTCAGATAATTGAGCAGGATTTTGTTGTTCAATGGCTCTATGCGTACATTCACGAAGCAATTCTCTTCACCAGGTGTGGTGTCGAAACATTTTTCTTTCGGACGGAAAACTATTTCCGGAACAATACCACCCAATGATTCCGAAATGAATTTAGCCTGCGACTTGAAATCACCGCTGCCAATGATTTCTCCTGCAAGCGAGAATATATCCCCGCCACGCCCGATGCCGAAGTCCTGCCACACATTCTTTAGAATATTCACCCTGAACGACGGTGTCCGTTCTTCCCGATAAGGGGCGGAATACCACCATTCATTCCCTTTCCGGGCCGTCGGCTCATGTCCCATCCGTGCCAGAAAATCCGTAATGGGAATCTTCCTTATATCTTCTATATTCAT